GGGCTGCATAAGCACCTGACCGATGGTCTGTTGACTCTCGGTGGGCGCGTTGCCTTCGGTCACCCAATAGGCGGTCGCTGCGGCGGTCTGCTTCGGGAACGCCACATCGCCTACCAGGCCTGTGATGGTTCGCGCGCCTGCGGTACCCAAAACCAACCGGTTGCGCAACAGCTCGATCATGCTCTGTTGCTCGGTCGCCTTGAAGTATCCACCGCTGGCATTGGTCGCCACATCCAGATCGCGTTTCTCGCGCGTCACATCTTCAGGCACCCAAAAACCCTGAGGGGTTTTTCCCATGCGCTTCGAAACTGCCTGGCTCACTTCATGCTCAAATGGTGCGATGACTTCCCAGGCGTTGGCTCTGCCGTTGCGGAATTCCACCATGGCGCGAATGCCGCGCAAGATGGAGTAATCTTTCAATTCCCGCTCGCCCAACCCAATGCGTCCATCCATCTGCGCCAATTGGCTGACGGGCTTATTCTTCAGGGTCTCAAAGCCCTGCGCGCGGCTCAGCACTTCATCCAGTGCATTGATTTCCGCCACTTTGGCATCATAGGCGCTGCGCGCTTCTGGCGTTTCCAGACTCGCCAGCATCCCTTCTGCTTCCTTGACCAGCGTGGTGCGCTTATCAAGCATTTCACGAATGTTCATGACTGCAAATCCTTTCAATCTAAAATTTGATTTTGAGAAACTCAAGACGGCGCTTCTCAATCTCCGCCTGCTCCTGCATGGCAGCGACTCGTTGCGCCTCCGCCTCAGACTCCTGTCCTTCAGCGGTTTCTTGCGGTTTGATTAATGACTCAGCCTTGGATCGGGCTTGCGCGCTCGCTTCGGGATATGCCCCAAACGTGCACGGTCCCACATCATAGAGCTGATCAACTTCCGTAATGGATCGCAGCGGTAACTCCGTGCTGTTGGGTCCCGGGCTGGTCCATTCTTCCTTGCGGACTGTGAATGCAAAGGAGGCTTGCGTCACATCTCCGCGCTTCACCATCTCATACACGCTCATTGCCTGCATATCGCGCGGGTTCACATCCACGCTGTAATGCAGCGCATCCTTCGTTTCTTTCAAAGTCAGTGTGCCAGCGGTCGTGCGCCCGAGCACAATATCCCAATTGTGATTCAATGCCGCCACCACATCGGGCTTCTCAGAAAGCACTCGCTTGAATGCGCCTGGCTTGATCATCTCGCGGAACCATGAGCCAATGACTGTTTCTTGCTCAAAGACCGCTGCATCTCCTTCGATGACGGGATTCTCGTTGTCACCTGCGGCGCGCATCTGTACGGCTAAAAATCGGCGTTCAATTATCGGATCCATAAGACTCTCCTGCCAGTTGCCCGGCGACTTCTTCCGCGGTCGGTATGGCTATAATTGCGCCATTCATAACTTCGGTCATGTCCTCACCGCGTTGTTCGCAAAACTGCTCGATAAACTCTTTCATCCGCTCACCGGTGATGAACTTCGCCATCATCAACGGCTTCAACACTGTCTGAATAAACGCGGGATAATCCCGCTTGTAAAATTCCTCAATCCACGCCGTAAACTTCTCCGGCTTGTTCTTCTTCAAATAGCGCTCTTTTGCGCTCTCCAACTCATTCGCTTCCCGCTTCAAAATCCGCTCCGCCGCATCGAGCAGAATCGGCTTGATAAAAATTTGTTCTCCCCTCTCCAAATACTCCGCGCTCGTTGCGGATATTTGGGGAGGGGCAGGGGGTGGGGTCTGGGGTGGGGCGCTATTCTTATTCACATTCTTCGCAGGTGTATTCGGGTCTTGTGGACTCTGACTGTTGCCCTGTGGCACACCGTTCTCATCCAGCACCGCCATATTCAGCGCCATAAACCGCTGGTCGCCCTGCTTCCCAATCGTGTTCATGTTTTCCTTGCGCAGCACATCGTTGATGGTGTACATACCGTTATTCAAACCAACCTGATAGGATGCAAAGCGCGTTGCTATGTCGCCGCGGATAATCGCATCCACTAAAAATTCCGCGTAATAACCCTGCTTGCGCTCCCGCTCCAAAAACAAACTGCGCTTAATCTGCTGCTCATCGCTCACCAACCACGGGCGCAGGTGATAGATCACAAATTCCAGACTCTGCTGCTCGATGTTGCTGAAGGTCGCGTTCGTTAAATCAAACAGCAAATGCGGCGGGATTCCAAACATCCGCGCGATTTCCACAATCTGAAACTGCCGCGTCTCCAAAAACTGACTGTCCTCTGGATTGAAACCAATCTTCTCGATTTCCATCCCCTCTTCCAGAATCGCCATCCGGTGCGCCTGGTCAAGCCCCATGTGCGCCTGCTCCCAAGATTCGCGGATGCGTGTATGAGCATCGGTACTCAGAGTCTTCGGATGCCGCAACACGACTCCCGGCTCCGCCCCGTTCCCAAAATAAGCGGATCCAAAAGTCTCCGTGCCTTTTGCCAGCCCGATCGCGTTGCGGTGCATCGCAATGACCGAAATACCCCACAAGCCTTCGCGGCTCAACCCGCGCAGATGGAAGACCTGCTCCGGTCGCAAGACTCTCCGCTCGCCCGTGCGTGGCAGCGTGACGAGATACCTCAGCTCATAATTCTCATTACGGGCTATCTCCGTCATCCCCGGGTTCAACGGCCACAAATATTGCAGTTGCCCGCTGTTATCGAACTGAATCTCTGCCAGCCCGTTGCCGCGTCCCAATTTATGACTGCCCAGCGTGGACCAGAAATCGAAGGCGCTCATTTCCGGGTTTGGGCTGTCATGTAAAAGTGCATACACCGGATGCTCCGGTGCGCGCCTGCGGTCTTCCCCTGCCCTGTCTTTTTGATAAGTGATGCACGGCAGACTCGCCTGCATAAACGACATGAAGCGCAGCGCCTGAAAAACAGCCGTGACACTCAATGCCGTATCGGGTGTGATGGTCAAGCCCGTGGGTGTCTGCATCCCGCGCGCGCCCGAACTCCATAAATTGGGTGGTACCACCGTCACTGACCGTTTTTCAAACAGCATTTACGATGTTCCTTGTTCGCGTTCCGCATCATTGCGAAACGCGGTGAAGAGCAAAACCATTCCTGCGGTGATCAGCGCCGCGGGCAGACCGAATTGCAGACCCACGCCCGCCGCCAGCAAACCGAGACCCACCAGATAGATACCTTCCGTCATGCCAATGGAGATTCCTATCGAGCGCGTTTTAGTGGGTGTGGTAGTGTTCTCTTCTGCCATTGTTCCTATCCTCCTCCCCTAAATGGCGCAGCCATTTGGGGGAGGGCAGGGAGGGGGTAAAAAAAAAGACCGGCACCACCACAAGGGTGATGCCGGTCCGAACGTTCCGACTAATCGGTCTAAATTTTCTCCGTAGGGGCGCGATATATCGCGCCCGTTTGATTAATTATACTTCATATTTTCCAAAGATTTCCACCAGCGGTCCACTCATCGCCTTGATTCTCTCCGGGTGCGGACAATTCTCCAAAGCCGGTTTCCACGCATTCAAATGATTGATGAGCGGCGCATCCAGCGCAGGGTGATAAAAATCTGGTCGTGGGTGTGCATACTTCACTTCACCCTGGTAACAATCCATCCCGCACAAAATGACCGGATCGCAGCCGATATACAATGCGAACCATGTCGCCAGCGTGGACGAAAAACCGCCATCCCAATACTTCACGCTCTTCACGTAAATGTCACTCAACGGCGTCTGCGAGACTCTGAACCCGTCAAATCTCTCCACCGCCTGTGCCAGTTCAGGGAACTCCTGTGGATTCGGAATATCCATGAACACCAGATAATCAGGCTCGCAAAAATACAGGGCGTGATTATTCACGCTGATCAGAATGGCATCCTTCGGCAGCCGCTTCAAATCCCCCGGCAGACTCGGTCCGCCACCCAACACCGCCGCGGGTCGCCCGGCAAACTTTTCTTTAAGGTCTTGAATATCTATCATGATTTTCCCTTGATAATTCTCTGGCGAGCTTTCATTTGCTGCATGATGACTCTGCCAATATAACTATGGATCACAATCGTAATAGCCTGCGCCGCATCCACTTCCATTACCTGGTTGACCGGCACCTGAATCTTTCCGCCCAACTGCACCACTTGCGCTGCGTCCGTCTCCACCACTAGCCCCACACTGATCATCTTGCGCACAGTCAGCATCTGCGCGGTCTCAGTTTCGCCTACCAACGCCACGCCATGGATTTTCAGCTTCGTAAGCGGTTGTGCCAGGTCTGTCTCGTTTGCCTGACCCACCAACGTCTTCCCGAGCAGGGTCACCCCTTGCGTGAAATCTATCTCAGTGACTTGCAGGACTCCAGCGTGCTTGACCTTCGCCACCGCCTGCGCCATATCCGTCTCAGTGACCTGCAACACGCTGTGGATTTTGCGCTTCGTCACCGGTTGGGCTATTTCAGTCTCGGTGACCTGCCCCACGCTGTGCATTTTACGAACTGATGGACTCTGCGCAGTATCCGTCTCGGTGACCTGCGCCACAGCGCGCGCCTTGCGCGCCGTGAGACTCTGACTCGTCTCTGTCTCCGCCGCCTGGTTGACGGGAATCGTCTGCACGTTAAAGAAACGGGTAATGGCTTGCGCCGTATTCGTCTCGGTAACCTGATTTACAGTATGAAATTTTCTTGCCAGAATCTGTTGTGCGGTCTCGCTCTCTGTATTCTGCACCACGGCATATCGCTTCACCCGCGTCACAGCTTGCGATAGGTCGGTTTCTGTGTTCTGGCTTGCCGCATGTTTCTTCACTCGCGCGAGTGTCTGCGCCGCATCTGTCTCTGTGACCTGGTTCACTGCGATGGTCTGACCAGCTGCCAAAATCGGAAACGCCATAACCGGCGCGCCCCATGTCACAGGCGGTGGATCTTCATCCGTCAGTGTGCCGCCCTCGGTGAAATCATGTCCCAGCCCGCTATAATCGCGCGCCCTCTGCCCCGAACCTGCAAAGACGGGATAAAACCCATATAAATTTCCATACCGCGCCGGTCGGATGACATACATTTCCTGCTGAATTTCAGCGGCAGTTAATGCTGCATCCCAGATTTTGATGCACGCAAAACGGGTATCCGAAGGGACATTATCGTTGCTGTCGGTGTGTCCGATGGTGATCTCATCGTTGGTGGGCGAGAAAGCTTCTGTGAGCGTAATATTGGAAACGCCGTTTAGATAAACCGTGTGCGAACTTCCATTCAAGACATAGGCAATATGGTACCATGTGCCTGTGGAGAGCGCGTTGCCGGTGATGGGTCTGGCATTACTATCCAATAACAGGGTCGTGCCATCCGCATCGGTGCCCAGATAAATATAGGGATTGGCGCTATTCGCAGTTCGATAAAAGAATGGTGCATATGTGTTGAGATCAGAAACCAGCCGCACCCAGAACATGATCGTCATGGTGGATGAGGATGGCAGGCTGCTGGTGCGCCTGAAATACTTTCCCGCTGTGTTATTAAATCGGACAGCCATTAGTAACGCAGTTCAACGCTCAATACATAGGCATCGCCCGTGGCGGTATCATTCGTGGCATCGGCAGCATCGCGCTTCAACGAAAAACGTGCATAATCTCCCACTGCCGCCGAGTCCTGGTTGGTCAGGGTGATGGTGAATTCATCAATATATCCAGCCGTGCCCGGCACCGTGGGCGCTGTGATGGCATTATCCGTATCGAAGGAGGTGGTCGCATCCAAATCTGTGGCATCGCCATCGCTCACCGCCTCCAGCGCGCCGATAAAATCCACCTTGCCCGAAGTGGCTGACGCCATGATGTACTGCACCACCGCGCTTAATGTGCCAGTGAAGCCCTGCGGAATTTTGAATGTCCAATAACACGTCTCCGCAGTGGAGGCATCGAACGCCAGTACCGGGCGCTGGTTGACCTGCGTCAGTTGGGGAAAATTGCTCGCAGGGAACTCTGCCGCAAACGGCAGCAGCGTGGCAACGGTGGTAGTCATTAATCCACCTCGCCGAACACGGTTTTCAACAGGGTAATACTCACCCGCGCCAGCGCCACCGCGCAAAACAAAACAGTCTTCTGCGCCAGTGAAGCATTCGTTCGAAAAATGGCAGGCAATGCCGTGTTATAAGCTGTCGCGTTGGTATCAATCCAATCATCGGTGGCATTCACCGCTGCCAACAGGTCAGCCTTCAATACATTGGGCGTGCCTCCAAATAAAGTCGCAGACCGTTGCAACCCTGTGGAGATACGCTGACGGTCCTGTGCTGATAAAACAGCCATACGATCTCCTTATGACGCGCGATAGAATCCAGCGGCGGCAATTTGCGCCACGATATCTGAGCCATCGGGTGTCACGGCAAAATCATGCGCGGTGAGCGGGATGATATTCGCATCGGTCCCTCCGGTGGTGTCTGGATCATAGCAAACTAGCAACTTCGCCCAGTTGCCATGCGTGCCATCCGCAGCGACCGCTGCCCACGTCTGGTCAGGGATATCCACATCCATGCGATCATTGGCATCATCGGGACTCAACGCTGCCAAATCTGCATCCGTGAGAGTCTTGCGCGCATAATTTGTATTGTTCGTCTCATATGATGGGTTCGCCAGCACCGCAGACAGGGTATCGAAGTCAATCAATGTGGCATCACTGGCAATGCTTGTGGCACCCAACACCACAATGATCAGCGCGCTGTTCGCCGGATCATTCGATTTCACCCGGTTGTAATGCTCTGCCACACGCCCCTTCGCAATATTGAACACAAAATCCGCCATGGTTACTCCTTAAACAAACAAAAAAACCGGCACCACCTTAACAGGTGATGCCGGTCCGAACGCTCCGACCAATCGGTCTCAATTCCCCTCCCCAAATTCGGCGCTCTCCCGCATTTGGGGAGGGGCTGGGGTGGGGCGGGTTCTTGTTATTAATTATACTTCATCAGGGCAGCGATGCGCCATCAACATTTATCTCTTTTTCTTCCTCCGCGCCTTGCGTGCGCGGACATTCATCGCATGATAAGCACGCTTGAATTTTTCAGTGCTATACCTGAGTTTGTTTTGCACCGTGAGCATTTCTCTGGTCTTCTTGATCATCTCACCGGTAACTTCAACCAGATTATTCGTGATAATGACTCTTGCCATATTTCACATTCCTTCCATATCCATTCTACTTCATCATTCTATCTTCTATCTTCTGCCTTCTAAAAAAGTTTCATAGTTTTCAATCAACTTTTTTATCCCATTAACATGAAACTTGGATGCAGCATAGGCTCTCACTTTTCCAAATACACCGGAGAAATCAAAACCATTTATCGCTTCATCGAACTTACGTGGGTTCATTTGGAAAGCCCATGAAGCCATAACTTCATCTTCAATATTTGGATCTTCTGTTTGCGCAAGTATAAACAGTTCAAAGAATTCTTCTTGCGTGAATTCAACTACTCGTCCCTTATTTTCGGTATTGGATAGGATTTTCATTTTTTATTCTCCATTCATCAATCTGCCTTCTGCCTTTCTCCCATCCTGAGCGAAGCCGAAGGTCTGCCTTCTATATCGTCAATATTCCTCGTTCCTCATACACGCTTCTATACCCCTCCGGGCTGTGGATCATGACTCCCGCGTGCGCCATAATCAGCGCCACCATGCCATCAATCTTCTCCCGCGATTTTTCCTTGTCCGGCGAGATATTCCCCGCGCTGTCAGACTTCGCAATGAGATTATCCGCGTTCCACGTGAGCACCGGGTGGTCACCATGCGCCAACTGGTGGAGCAGAACGACTCTCAGCATGTCCTTCATTGGTGGACTCATGCTCACCCAACCCTGACCGAACTGCACGAGCAGCGGCGCGCCCGAATCTTCGTGCGTCTTCACATCCACGGTGAAACCGAGTTCATTTTGCAGGTCAGTGACGATTTTAGTGCTGCCATGGCGGTCAAAATACAGCCTTTTGAGCGTAAATTTCTGCATAATCTCGCTCAAAGTATGCAAAATAAAGCCCTGATCAGTGATATTGCCGGGCGTGGGAATCAAAAAACCGGTGTCAGCCCACACATCATAAGGGACTCTATGGTTGCGTGCACGGGTCAAAATGCCCTCTTCAGGCACGAAAAACCACGCCAAAACATACTCCAACGGGTCTTCCGGGATGGGTGGGAAGGCTAAAACCAGCGCCGTAAGGTCGCTCACGGAGGCTAAATCAAGCCCGGCGTAGCAAATGCGTCCGTGTAGATGCGCTGCGAGAGCGCTGGCAGGCACAGGTCCCGAACAGAGGCGCCAATGGTTCATCGGCATCCACTTCGCTTCCGATCGCACCCACACATTCAAATCGTATTGCAAAAAATCATTCAACGCAGTTGGCATTTCACTCGCGCGCGCCGCCTCGGTACGCATGTAATCATATTTTTTGCTGATGCCCAAATATGGATTTGCTTTTACCCATACCCTTTCATCTCGCCAATCATCATCCGGGTCAATCGTATAAATCATTGTGAACCATGTATCGTCTTGGATGATGCCATCCAGAACTTTACAGGAATATTCATGCTGTTCCCAGCAAAACTTCGACTCTTCCACCTTTCCCGCAGTAGTAATCTGGATGATTAACGGCTCTCTCCATGCTGAAGTTGCCCGGTTTATCTTGACATAAATCTCCCGATTTTTCCACGCATGAACCTCATCGAGTATCCCTCCATAGACTCGTAAGCCATCCATGCTTTTTGTATCACTTGATAGCGGTTCAAATTTAGAATAAGTACTTGGCTGTGAAAGATTATTTCGATAACTTTCAATTCCACCCTGATCTCGCAAAATTTCAGATAATTCAACCATACGCGTGGCTTCGTCATGGCATATTTTTGCTTGGTCTTTTTTCATAGCACAGCTATACACTTCAGCACCGACAACACGTTCTTCAAAGGCTAATTTGATGCCATTTCCGGCTGCAAAACTAGTCTTGATGTTCTTGCGCGCTACTTCCAAATATGCTGTACGAAATCTGCGCGTGCCTGAAGTATCTTCCTGCTCGCCATTTTCTTTTTCAATCAACCATCGGGGATGCTTAGCTCGATACCAACCATATAGATTCCAGGTTGAAAACAATGTCCAGTTTTCTAGTTTGAATTCTTCTCCGGCATGTTCTCCCTGTGAGATAGGTAATAACGAAAAAGAATCAATAGCATCCTGCGCCTTCTGCCTATCGAAGCGCAACCCCCGCTCCTTCGCGTGCTTAATGTCATCAAAATACCGCATACATGCGCGCTTCACCCAATGGCACGCAGGCATACGTCCCTTGATCACATCACGCGCATACTGTTCAGCCGGGGAGAGGCGATGGGACATAGTAGCGATTAGCTTTCAACGGCTTGCGTTAATTGCGTGTGCCGCAAGCGGCGCAATATTCTTCTTCATTTTCTTCTTGCCACTCATGCCTACCAGAATCGGACGCCCAACACACGTCAGGTACGGCGAGCGTTACTGGCGGTTGGCGGAAGGATATTGTCCAAAAAATACCTACGCCCGCCAACCGTCCAGTGCACGCGATGTTAGCCCGCTTTCTCAACTACGAGACGCGGCTCGTCAATCCAATTGCTTTCGGTCTTACCATCTGCGGTCAATTGCGTGGCTTCGACCAGAACACGCGGCACGCCATATAGATATTCAGCGCGACCAGTGGCAATGCCAGAGAAACCAGTGATGCTATCTTTCACCTTGCTACCAAGTTCAATCATTTTGAAACTCCTTTTCGTTTTGCTCATTTGAACAGCCAGAGCGGGCTAACGGTTTGCGCTACCTGCGTGTGGGCGGGAGTAGGAAAAAGCCCGAAGGTAGAACAAACCAAAAGATTAGATAAAACTCAATAAGTCGCGCAGACTCCCACACGTCAGGTGCGCGCTGTGTTGGCAAGCCGTAACAGTACATCGGCATGGCATGGCTCATCTGCTCCACACCAACACGAAAGATTTTTGCCACGCAACATGTTGACCGCACACGCCAAAGAAAAACCTTTCCAACCATATTTATTTCTGAAGTTATGCAACTCAGTTCCAATATCGGCTATCTCTGTGCTGAACCATTTCTCAAACAATCGGACTGCTTCCGCTTGTGCATCTTTCTTGTTTGAAAATTCAGATAGCAATTCTTCGTAACAACGAACTTCCCAAACATCGTCTATTCGGAAAGCCTTCTGCCGAACATAAAACGGGTTTCCCCACACAGTAGGACGACCAACATAAACCGTGTTCGGCGGGGACTTCCAGCCTTTAGAACGCTTGCGCTGTATTCTCTCTGCCATAAGATACCTTCGCTTAGGCTTGCCAAC